ATCCTGTCCTGCTCCGTCACGTCGGTGCCGAGAGGGAGGATCAGACGGACGTCCTCGATGACAACGACGGTGGTTGTGTCGGTGACGGCTTCACGGCCGGCGGTCGCCCATGCACGGCAAGGCTGATCGGACAGGTGCGCGGACCACGTCGGAACGCCGGGGTTTCCCCAGGCGTCCGGTGACGAAGAGCCGCGCTCGATCGTGCAGCGGTGCGTGAGCGACAGGCGGGAGGAGACGAGGCTCATGCCGGGCCGGCGAGGCTGAGGCTCTTCGCGCGCCGCCCGAACATGCGACGGATCACATGCTTCTCGGCGTCTGTCAACAGCAGCCCGGCCGGCGAGAAGCGCATGTTGTCATAGACGGTCATTGTGTTGCCGGAGGCCTCGCGCGCCACGGCGCCGGGGTTCACGAAGCAGCGCACGACAGCCTCCATGCAGATCGCTTTGAGCGACGCCGGGATCGTCGCGTACCCATGCGTGTAGACAATCTCGAGCGTCTGCGACTCGGAGCCGAAACCACGGCCGAAGCCGCGGCCGAACTCGTCGTCGATCGAGACGCCGCTGATGATCACGATGCCGGGCGCGCTCACGAGCTCGTTCCCAGCCTGGAACCAGGCGCCGTGAGGACTCAGCGGCACACCGTCGAGCGTGACGGAGGAAATCGAGACGACGGGCCGCTCGGGCAGCAGGATCCGTTCGTCTGTCGTTCCTAGCCGCGAGAGAGTGTCGTCGGTGACGAGGCTGATCGTCTGCTTCGCCTCATCCTGGATCAGCCCTGTGGCGAGCGTGAGGAGCGTGGTCACGCGCGTGGCTTCGGCTGTCGTGAGGGTGAGTCCGAGCCGGGAGGCGAGATCATCTGAGGTAGCGAACGCCGTCATGCTGCCCTCCCGGGGTCGTCGCGATCATCGGTGTGCGTGGTGGAGATCAGAGGCATGGAATCTCGATTCGCGGCCCGCTCTTAGTACGCGGCCATGTAGTAGGCGAGGCCAGGCTGAGCCGAGAGCGTCAGTGACGCCCCGAGAGCGGGAAGATCGGTCTGCCCTGTCCAAGTGAACGCTGGGGGCGCGCTCGATCCGAACGCGGCCAGCGCAAGGTTGAGAGCGCCCGCGCGCATCGGTGTCGGAACCGTTGTGCCGTAGGTGCCGTTGATGACGATGCAGAGGAAGTATCCATCGTCCGCGAGGATGTCGTAGGGGCCGGTGAACGGGAGCGGGCACGCCCCGGCAGGAAGGTTCGCAAGGGCGTTCAGGTTGCCGGAAAGTTTGAGGATCTTCCCGGTCTTGTCGGCTAGCCCAACCCGGAGGGTGGTAGGCAGAGTCACCGGCTGCGGCGAGCTGGTTGCGGAGAAGGACACCCACTACGTGAATCTCCCCGCTTTAGGCCGACGAGTGCGCCGTAGACGGTCTGTGAGACGAGGGCGGTCGCAGTCGCGTAGAACACGGGCCTCGCGGTTTCGCTGATGATTCCCTCGGCGGTGCGCTCATACTGCTCACGGTTGCGCGACGTCCGCAGTAGCGTCTTATCGGTCTTGATGACAACGCCACCATTCGGGGCAACAGGAACCTGCAACCCGGAGATGTCGAGGATGGCCGACGACGCGTCGTTAATGGCGGCAGTGTTCCCCGTCGAGGATTGGTTCAACTGCCCCATCCGGCCCTCGACAACGATTTCGCCGCCTGTCACGCCGACGTCAATCAGCATCCCCTCTACCTTGCAGAAGCGGTAGTCAACCTCGGCCCGAATATTCGGCGTTGATGTTGTGCCTCCCGCCATAATCTTCATCGGCGTTGTCTCGCGGGTCAGCGAGTGATGCCGAATACGGAGAACGTCGTTGACGCCGCCCCCCTTTACGAGGACGCCGATGGTGCCCCAATCCGTTCCCGAGACGCCCGACTGCGCGTAGGTGATGACCTCAAAATCGCCGGACAACACCTCGTCCAGCATCAACGCGCACACGGGCGGAGCGAGCGCGTAGATCGAAGCTCGCAACTTCAACCGGCCGAAGTTTGATGGGGCCGAATCCGAACAAACGCGGACGACCGAGTTAGTCGGCCGGTCGCCCGCCTCGATGACGACATGGTTGAAGTTGTTGCAACCGTCGAAGGTGAGCCCGTCCACGAGGCCGGTGCTGTCGTACAGGTTCGCGAAGTTGATGTCGATGTCGCTGCACTGCTGGAAGATGCTGCCCGCGAACTGGTTCTTCCCGATGATCTCGATGTAGTCGAAGACGCCGAAGGCGTTTATCAGCTTCCAGTTGATCCCCTGGCCGCAGTTTTCCGCGCGAAGCGATCGGACGCGACCCGAGACGAGGTTGTTCGAGGCAGTCGTCGCGTCGGCTTTGCAGACGAGACCGGCGAAGTCCTGCGCCCACAAGTCAAGGTCGAGGCCGTAGAGGTTCTGGAGGAGGAGGGCTACGTCGCTGGCGCTGCCGCCCCCGGCGAAACGAAGGTCGAGCTTGACGCCGATGAACTTCTTGACCGTGACCGCCGTCCCAATCCCTGAGTCGGCCAGGATTGCACCGTCACAGACGATTGCGAAGTGCTGCGGGTGCGCGGTAGCGAGTTGCGTGAGGCTGTTCGAGGATGCCGTCGCGTCGCCGCCGTCGAAGACGAGCGGTGAGGAAATGCGCGGGTTCCCCGGCAGGTACAGGGTGCCGGTCGGAGTAGCGCCCATCGTCGCGAATGCCGCCGCGATAGCCGCACTCGAATCCGTCGTGCCGGTCTTGTCATAGCCAGCAAACGCGAGGGCGTTGACGACGGGGAGGTAGGGCAGCGAACCGCCGCTCGCGGGCGTGAGGACGATGCCGCCGCTCATGGGTTCACCTTCAACACGTCGACACGACAGGTGCTCGACGCGGTGATCCCGTACAGGCTGTCACCGAACGCGAACTCCATGCTCACGGCTTCCCCTGCGGCCAACTCAAAGCCGGACCCGGAGGCAACCGCCGCGCTGCCGAGGTCGATGCTGATCACTCCCTTGTTCCTGAGGAGGAAACGACCCACCCCGTAGTCGGCGCCTCTCTTTTCGCGTGTGGCTGCGCCCGAGACATCATCCTCAGCGATAAGTACGGTCGGGGTGTTCCCGACGGTGACACGAGATCCCAGGGCCATGGTCAGTTTCTCCTTTGCTTACGAAGCCGAACTACGCGACGGAGCCACTCTCGATAGAAAGCGACCCACTCGCCGAGGTTCAGGTCGTCGACGCTGTCGGGGTGAAATCGGCCATAGCAGCCGAGGTGGTGGCACTTGCGAAGGATCCGAAACCCGCGCAGACCGGGCGCCGCCTGACAGACGGCGCAGCCGTCATGGGTCATCGCATTCAGTTCCGCGAGCCCGTCGAACTCGACACCGAGGCAGCGTCTCTCACATCCGAGAGGTGCGACGTGGTTCGTGCAGACGCGGACGGGGTTCCCGAGTCCGATCATGCTTTGCCTCCGAACGCGTCCCGGACGGCCCGGCCGCGCCGGATCGACTCGGCGAGATGCTCGACGAACCACGGCTCGGCGTTCATCCGGTTCGGCGCGTACCCCCACGGCAGCACCTCGAGCGGCAGATCGACACGCTTGATCCGGGACGGGATCGTGAGGATCGTCTCGGGGTAGTAGTGGAAGAGCTCGTCGCGCTCGAACAGCGTGTCGTACTTCGCGAGCGACTTGGCGGGCAGGTCGCGGTCGAGGAGGCCGCCGGCACCGACGAACACGGAGTCGTGGAGGTCGCGTGCTTTGACCCAGCCGGGGCTCATGTTCGCGAGCCAGACGCCCGGCTCATAGGCGGCGAGCAGCCCTTGAATCGTCGCGGGCGGCAGGACGATGTCGTCGTCTTGGAACCAGATGACGTCGTGCTTGGCCTCGGGGAGCGCGGCGTAGCGGCCGAACGTCTTCAGGTCTTCGCGCTTCGAGTTGTCCCAGACAATTGTGTCGATGATTCCGGCCGCGGCGATGCTCTCCAGGATGCGCGCGAGGTCTACATCTCCCCGGGTGACGAGAACGGCGGAGACGTCGGCTGCGGTGATGACGCTGACGCTCATCGCGCGTACTCCGCTGGTGGCCGCACAACGATCTTGCCGGGATCAGGATTGAGCCATGCCGCCCACCAGGAGAAGGTCGAGTTGGCGATGATGTGGTGGCGGCAGCTACTCATCAGCCGCAGATCCTCGACCGCCGAGCCTCCTTCCACGAAGTCGCAGGGACGCCCGAGTTTGAGGTTGCGGCGGCACCATCCGATGTCGTCGGAGAACACATACAGGGCCGCGTCGGGGAACCTCTCGACAGCCTCCCGGTAGTAGGAGACGGGGAGGACGTGGAAGTCGCCGGGGATGTCGGATGAGCCGCGCCGCACATGCAGCGAGACACCGTCAATCGGCTTGGTAGAGAGGGAGAGGTCGGCGCGGATCGTGGCGGCCTGATCGGCGAAGTAGCGCTCGTCTACCCAGTAGCCGAGCAGCCGCGTCCCATCGGGAGCGTCCAGCACGTCAGGGAGAAACGGCCGCACCTTCTCGTTCGCGCTTTCGTAGACAGTCCGGAACGTCCCTTTGAGCGGGACGGTCTGGACGTGGAAGCTGCCGAGCTCGTACGGTCGCCAGTAGGGGAAGGCGCGGTTGTCGTACCAGGAGAGGTCAACGGCCAGGTCGGTGTTTCGGCGCAGTGCGAGAGCACGCCCGGCCGCGTACTGGAACAGTTGGTTCCCGAGTCCGCCGCGAATGGCGGTCACGATGCTCATGCGGCGCGCTGGGACGAGTGGGGACAGGACGAAAGGTGCACGGCGGACTGGCACCCCCGAACCTCCATGCAGTCCTCAAGGGAGTCGCGCAGCTGGAGAACGAGCTGCTGCATGTACCGCTTCCGGTCGGCTGCGCCCGGGGTGGTGTAGATCCGGCCGGGTGCGCTCGCGTACGGCAGCACCTCGTAGCCAAGATCCACGCGTGTGTGCGGGGTCAGCATCCCAACGACGACATCGCAGTAGGTGAGGAAGAGGTCGTCCGCCGGGTACTCGGTGAGGTACCTGTAGAGCGCCGTGTCCGGGAGGTCGCGGTCGACGAGCGAGCCCGCGCCGACGAGTGCCTGCCCGAGCTTGTCGTAGCCGGCGATCTCGTACCACGGGGACGGCATGTTGACGACCATCCGGCCTGGCTCGTACAGCGCGAGCAGAGCGTCGTGCGCCGTGAAGATCACGTCGTCGTCCTGGTAGTAGACGACCGTCCGGGCTGTCTCTTTGGCGGCGAGGTAGCGGCCGTAGCAGCCCTGCGAGCCGCGCTCGAGGTCGTTCCAGATGATCGTCTCGCCGTACTGCTGGAGCGTGGCGAGGATCGGCGTGAGATCCTGGTCGCCGCGGGTGACGATGACCGCGCAGATGTCGTCGAAGGTCATGAGACCGTCTCGCAGACGGCCAGTGTGTCGACCCGCGCAACCGGCACGAACCCCACCTCTTTCACGGCCGCCTGAACCGCAGGCTGGTCGTAGTCATGGAACGCGACGATGCCGCGCGTCACCGCCACCGCCAGCCGCGCGTCCCTGACCACTGCACCCTTGGCGTGGCAGCCGTCCACGAACGCGAGCTGAAACACGGGCGCGAACAGCGGCACCACGAACTCGAAGCGGCCGACCACCATCGTCACCGCGTCCAGATTCCGCACCGTCTCCCAGTAGCCCGGCAGCGTGTCGCCGAAGCCCGCGTCCTCATCGCCCTTATGCCAGTCGACGGAGACGACGTGTGCGGCCGTTTGACGCGAGCACGACCGTCGAACGGCCGAGCCACGCGCCTAGCTCGAGCACCGTCCTGCCGGTCGCTAGTTGCGCGAGACAGTCGGCCTCGGCGTCGGACAGCCAGCCGGGGGGGATGGTCACGAGAACTCGGGCCCGGGCATCGTGTCCAGCCGGAAATGCCGCATCATCTCCCTGCGCGCCGCGTCCCACTGTTCCCTCGTCTTGGTCCGGTTCATCGACGTGGGCACGTAGCGGTAGAAGAAGCACGCTTCGGGGGCGTACGCGAACTCGTGGCCGCGCCTGACGAGGTCGACCCACATGTCCCAGTCGCAGTCGCCGCCGACGTGCGGATGCCAGCCGCCAGCCTCGACGATCACGTTGCGGCGGTAGAAGGAGACGCCCCACGCCCACGTCATCTCCCACGCCCAGACCTGCTCGAACGTCGGGTTGCACTGCAAGGGCATCTCGCGCTGGCCGCGAAGGTGGCCGGGATAGTCGACGCGGCGCATCGCCGAAACCACCATGTCGGTGTCCGGGGTCAACTGCCGCAGACACTCGCTCACGAAGTTGTCGGAGAGCCAGTCGTCGTCCGCCGATCAACACCACGAACTCAACCTCGTCCGGCAGCGCCATCATGCAGGCGTTGAACGCGGCGGCCATGCCGCGATTCGTCACCGACAGGACGCGGAGTTGGGACAGCTTCTCCTCGTATTCGCGGAGCACGTCGAGCGAGTCGTCCTCTGAGCCGTCGTCACAGACGACGTGATACACGGTGGCGGAAGTGTCCTGGCGCGCGACTGATTCGATGCAGTCGCCGATCAGGTCGGCCTGGTTGAAGCACGTCGTGATGACAGCAACCGATGCGGTCACCTGTGCTCCTTCGCTGTGGCGTCTGAGAGGTCGCGTGCTTGCGCGACGAGGTCGGCCGGGTAGTGCTCGGCGAGGACGGCCCACGGCGACTCTTCCGCCGCGATACCGACGGTCTTCGCGAGCCCGGCGTACGGGGTGATGCTCTCGTGCGTCTTGAAGTCGACGCAGCGGAAGTCGTGCGGGTCGTGCAGGACAATCTCGAACGGCACCCGGGTCAGGCGGATCCCGCGGATCAGCGCGCCGTCGAGGCCGCGGCGAAGGTCTGGACGGATCGGCTCGTGCCTGCACGGTTGCAGAAGCCGCGAGTCGACGATCCAGGGGATCGCGCCGTACTGGCTCGGGTAGGCGATCCGCGTCAACCGTCCTGTGGGTAGGTCGACGATGGCGAGCCGCTTGCCGGAGAAGATCGCCGGGGTTGCTTCGGCGGAACGGTCGAGCAGCGGCTGAAAGACGTCGGGGTGGATCCAGTCGTCGGAGCCGACCCAGACGACGTGATCAGCGAGCTGCGCCGCGTGGCGCAGGCCGATGCTGCACTTGCGGCCGAGCGGAAGATTCGGTGTCTCGATGGTTTGGCAGCCGTACTCGGCGGCCAGATCGAGGTTCTCATCGCAGGCTGCGACGAGGGCGGCTGCATCGATGCCGAGCACGGCAAGGTCACGGATCAGGCGCTGGCGCTGCTTGAGCACGAGCTCCGTCACCGCCAACCTGCCGTGCGCGGCATTGAAGATGCAGACCGATGGCACCGGCTTAGGTGACGGTGATCTTCACCGCGCGGACGAGCTTCGCGGTGTCGTTCTGCCAGTCGTCGGTGTGACCCGTGATCGGCGTCGCCGGATCCGCGACCGGGACGAACTTGCCGCCCGTGTCCGGGTCGGCGTCGTAGTGGCCCGTGTCGGCGACCGTCTGCGAACCCATCCAGGAGTCCATCACGAGGCGGTCCTGGACTGCGTCGGCGTCGAAGACGCGAACGATGCGGAGAGCGAGTCCCTGGTAGGACTCGGACGCGCCGTAGGGTGCGCCGGCCGGCACGACGGGTGCCCGCTGCGACATGACGTACGCCGTCTGATGGAACGCGTACGCCTCGTCGGAGGGGATCGCCGGGGACGAGACCACGTCGAAGCCAGCGACGCGGCCGATGACGGCCTCACGGAACGTCTCGACGGAGCCCGCGCCGGCGTAGCTCGCCCGGATGAACTGGTCCGAGTCGAGGAACGCCTTCTCCATCTCGGAGCCGACCACGATCGTGCGGCCCGCGAACGGCACGAACGCGTTGTTCAGGTACTGGCGGGCCTGCGTCGCGACGTCCGTGTACGGGTCGTCGGTCGAGCGCACGAAGGAGATCGTGTTCTCGTACGTCGCCCCGGTGATCGTGGCTGCGAGGAGATCCTCGAGCTTGCGGGTGATACCACCGATCATCGGGTTCAGCACCTGGGCGCCGAAGTCGCGGATGTCGAGCGACAGCGTCTCGTCGGTGATCGGCACGTCGAGGTAGACGTCCTTGTCGAGTGTCAGATCGACCTTCCGCTCGTAGAGAGCGTCCTGCGAGCGTGCGGTGCCTGCGCGGAGCGTCCGCGACCGGGCGGTCACGAAGGCGGGCAGGCGGATCGAGATGGTGTCGTTGTAGGCGCCGGCGAAGTCGCCGACGGCGTCCCGCCACACGAGCTGCGGGAGGGACAGCTCGCGGACGAGCAGTCCGAGGGCCGTCGAGACGATGACTGTCGGCTTGAGGAAGGTGGACATTCGTTACCTCTTTCTCATCTGTACGGCCGCGGCACTGATGCCGCGAGCTTGGCTGGGTCGGTCTCCTCCAGGTCTGCGCCTGGGGCGGCACCTGGCCGCAGCCGCTCGCGCGGCGTTCGTCGCGGCTCCGGGCCGCCTGTGTTCTCGGGTACGAAGTCGGTGAAGAGTTCCTCCGCGTCGGCTTCGAGCTCTTCGCGGGTGCTGCCGGTCAGTCGCTTCGCGAGCTTGCGTACCTGCGCGATCGACATGCCCTCGGGGGCCTTGTCGAGAGCGACTTCGAGCCGTAGCACGGTCGACTCGGCCGTGGTGGCCTTCGCCTCGGCCGTGGTGGCGCGCTCTTCAAGCTTCTGCGCGTCGGTCTTGTCCTTGTCCTCGAACGCCTGCGCGCGAGCGTTCGCCGCGGCCGCCTCACGGCGGTGCTTGGCGGCCTCGTCGCGGAGCTTCTTGACGTAGTCAGCGTCGAACGTCTTCGGCTCGGGCGGGTCTGCGGGATCCGCAGGGTCGGGCGGGTCTGCCGGATCCGGCGGGTCTGCGGGATCGTCCGCGTTGAGCGGAACGCCGGACACGCGGAGCGCGGCGGTGCGTGCGGGCCATTCGGCTTCGAGCGCGGCGGCGAACTCGAGCAGGCCGTCGGGCAGTGCGAGTACGGGCTCCTGGCCCATGGTGAACCTCCAGGGTTCGAGTGGTTTAGTTGGTGGCAGTGACCGGCACGGGCTTCACGCCCGTCCCGTCCCAGAAAACGGCGTGGCCGGCGGCGATCATCGCCTTCGACAGATCACGCCCGTCCGCGAGCGTCACAGCTCCGTCGATGCGTCCGCCGTACTTGTCGACGCCGTGCGAGAGAAGCTTCACCTGGTCGCCGACTTTCACGAGCGTCTCGATGTAGGCGAGTGCGGCCTTCCCCGCCGGCGTCGCAAGCTCTGGTGCGTTGCAGCCGAAGAGCCTGACGGACTGCCGCTCGATCACGATGCCCTGGTGGGTGCGATGGACGTGGAAGCCGAGGTCGCGGTCGGAAACAGCGTTCAGCTTCCCAACCGGCGCGAGCAACACGTCGACGGTGAGCGTGTCGCCGTCGTGGATCCCGTCGACGGTCGCGGTGTACGGACCAAACGTCGCCATCGAACCTCCTACTACTGGTTGACGAGCAGACGCCGGACGGCGTTAATGCGCGCGGCGCTCGAGTTCGCGCCGTGCTGGAGCTCGCCCGCCGCGAGCGCTTCGCGCTGCGCCTGGTTGTAGATGTCCTTCCATTGCTGCGTGAGCGGCGGGAGAGCCGTGCCGTCGTACACCGATTCCACGGAACACCCGCAGTGATCGTGTGCGAGGAAGGATGCGCTTTGCTCGGTCTTGTAGACAGCGCCACGCGACGCGAGCGTTAAGCAGAACGCGCAGGGGTTGCCGTCGGTGACGCGCGCCCATCCGAGCGCCTGCTTGTCGGCGGCAACCGACTGGAGCATCGTGTCGCGGCCGCCCTGGAGCGTGTGGCGTGTGACGGCACCGGAGGTGCGGACGAGCGCCGCTTCCCGCGCCTGCTCAACCGTCCGCCCCGCGGCGATCGCGTCCCTGGTCATCACCTGGCCGGTCACATAAAGCGAGGCCGTCACCTGCGCGGTGGCGATCGGGCCGGCAAGCCGCGGTGTCGCGACACCCAAGACGCCTTCGGCGGTGCGGAACGCCTGGTAGTAGCTCCCGGCGAGCGACGACGAGACGCGGTTGTAGGCACGGACGAGCGGCAACGTCGCGGTGACGAGCCGCCCGAACGAGGCGGGGTCTTCGGGACGCCAGATCGGCCAGAGAAGCAGGAAGTTGCGCAACGCGTGCGAGCGCACCTGAAGTTGGGCCTGCCGGTGCTGCTCGGTCAGCGTCGCGGCCTGCTCAGTGCGCGCCACTTGCCGCCTCCTCCGCGAGACTCAGCCGCGCGGGGTCGAGAGGCTGAAGTAGGTAGTAGCCGATTAGGAACCACGGCCCTTCGAGCGCTTGCTTCGCGCTGCCGCCGGGGTTGAACACGAGGCGGCGTCCCTTCATCACAACCGCGTGGCTTGGCTCGTCGTCGCGGAGTCGGTCTACCGAAGAAATCTGCGCGACCCAGTAGCCGCGTGGCGGGAAGCTGGAATTAGCAGCCGTCTTCTGCTTGACGAAGTCGCGAAGCAGCGGGCAGTCCGTGCCGCCGTAAATCGAGTAGTACCAGTGGTATCCGCGCGTTGCGAGCCAGCCGTTGACGCGCGCATAGAACCCCGTCTCACTGCCACGCGCCTTCCAGAAGTCGGGCATCTCCGCGATGGGGATCTCGAACAGCGAAGCGAGAACGGCCGCCGTACAGTCGCTTTCGTGACGCATCTCAACGGGTTTCACGGTGGGTGCCTCAGTCGACGACGGTGACCTTCGCGCCCGCAGCCGTCTCGGCTTCGAGCAGCTTGGCGAGATCCTCGAACGCGCTGCCGGACGCGTACGCTTCCGTCCACCGCTCGACGTCCTGCTTCGTGACGCCAGGGATCCGCTGCCACAGTTCTTGGCGCGGGACGCCGAGCATCTGTGCGAGCTTCCCGAGTCCGTCGACGGTGGCGGCCGAACGCGCGCGCGCTCGTGTCACGCCACACGACCTCGGCATCGTCAGGCACCTGGAAGTTGCCGAGCCTGGCGGCAAGCCTGAGTGTCTGCTCGTGCGCCTCGCCAAGGAGCGTTTTGCGTTCGGCGACCTTCCGCTCGTGGCCCTGCTCCGCGGCGGCGAGCGCCTCCGCGGACAGGTTCACGAGCTCGCCGATCAGTTCATGCACCGGGGTCTGCGACAGCGACGCGGCGTGACGCAGCGACGCTTCGCGCGACTTGATGTACCCGTCGAGGCTCGTCTGCTCGAACTCGCCGAGCTTCATCCCGTCCTCACCCTCCGGGGACTGGTCGAACGTCCAGAGCTGCGAGGCGGACGCCTTCATCCTCTCGGCCTCGTCAGAGGGAACCCAGCCGATCGCGTAGCGCTGCCGGAACGCCGAGTACCACTGCGCGACGAGCAGGCCGAACGACGTCAGGTCGATCTGGTCTTGCAAAGGCATCAGCGGCGCGATCTGTCCGCGCATCGGCTTCGGCGTGTCCATGTAGGCGCGCGCGTCGGCGATCACGTCGTCGTCGGCGTCGAGGTCTTCCTCGTCGAGGTAGCGGATGACCGGCGTCACGCCGGCGCCGTGGTCGCTCGCGTCGATGAAGTCGAACTCGCTGCCGCGGTGGTTCGATTCGAGCGTGTAGATGCTGGTTTCGTCGTAGAGCCGCCACTCGCGCGACGTGCCCCGCTTGCCGCGGAACTCGAGCGCGTACTCCGGCCAATCCAGATCGTCGCCGTAGACGGCGGTGAGACGCCGCGGTGAGACGCCGCGGATCACCGGCATGGTGTCGCCGGGAAGCACGACCGCATAGGCGGCGCCGTAGGCGAACGCGGCCCGGTGGATGCCGGTCTGGCGGGCGTCCATCTTGTTCGCCTGCCAGACCGCCCAGACCTCGGCGTCCTCCGCGTCGTCCTTCGTGCGGAAGTTGTCGACGAACGTCGACTGCGTCAACGAGTTGATGACGATCGGGCAGACGTTCACGCGGGCGATCCGGGCCATCGTGCGGACCTCGCGCGGCGCCGACGTCGGAATGACCTCGGGGAGCCGCTGCACGCCCTTCCAGTAGCGGCGGATCAGGTCGAGCTGGATGCGCTCACCCTCATAAAACTTCTTGAGCTCGCGCGCCTGCGCGACAGCCTGATCCGGTGTCAGCAACCTGCCTCCTTAGATGAACGCCGCCTTGCCGGTGCGCTTCTTGCTCCGTTTGCCGAGCAGACGCCGCGCGGTGCGCGCGAGCATCGTCGACGGCACACCGTCGATCTTCCTCGCCGACTCGCGGTGCTCTTTCCCGACGTTCGTGCCCCAGTTGTTCGGCCGCCGGCGGGCGTTGTGGAAGTGCTGCCGCACGATCGGGTTGCCGTCGTGGCGGAACGCGCTCTCGACGATCTCGTCATGCAAGCGCTCGATCTCGATCGTGGTTTCCTTCTGCCGGCCGCGCATGTCCCATGCGATCGGATGCTTGGTGCTCGCCTTCACCTTCAAGGTCTCGCCGAACTCCTTCGCCCACGCATCGACGTACGACTCGAACGGGTGAAGGTCGGAGAAGAATCCGAGCACCGTGTACTTCGCGAACGCAGTGTGGACGGTCTCGTCGATCAGCTCGCGCGGTGCCTCATCGCCGTAGTCGGCGGGATCCCAGACGCCGAGCGTGAACACGAAGCCGTCCGAGACGCGACAGGCGCGCAAGACGGTGTGGTCGTCGGTCTTCGACGGGTCAAGGCCGAGCGTGATCTCTTCGGCGTCGACGAGGAGCTCGTCGGTGTCGGCGAGCCGGTCGTACTCGTACGGCGCGATCCAGGCGTCCTCGGCCGCGACGATCTGGTTGAGGTAGAAGCGGCGCGACGTCGAGACGCTGTTGCGCGGGTCGTAGATCTCTTCGACGTGGCGGTCTTCGTCGAGCCAGACCGAGTCGCCGCGGGCGGCCCGGAGTCCGGCTCGCAACTGCAGTTCGTCGGCGAGCTCGACCTGGGGCGGCGCCTCGAGCGAGTCGTAAAGAAATCCAGTCGCCCGCGACTTGCCCTGTTCGATCGCCTGCCACGCTTCGTAGTCGTGCTCAGCGTCGGAGTCTTCACCGGGCTCGTGTGCGTTGCTGATCGCGAGCACGCGCGAGGCACCATCACGTGACTTCGTTGCGTTGCGTGCGATCACCTCGGCCATCGCATGGCCCTCGTTGTTGCGGAGCCAGTGCTGCGTCTCGTTCTTCAACACGAACGTCGCGCGCGGGCCCTCGAGCGCGCGCGGGCTCGACGTCACCGACTCCAGCCGGCAGCGGCCCTGCTGCGCGTAGATGAGTTCCTTCCCGAGGTCGATCCGGAAGTCGTTGATGGCGGCATCCGAGAAGAGGCTCGGAAACAGCGTCATCGTGTTACGCGTCTGATCCTTCGCGACTGCTGCCGTCAACACCCACGCCGCGGGATGTGCCGCAGCGACAGGCTCGCCTTCAGCGTCCCAGCCAGTGAAGCGGCAGGGGCCGACGAATTCGATCGCGCAGAGCGTCGCGCCGACAGGATCCTTGCTAAACCCCACCCCTTGACGCGGCGGAGCATCCCGTAGCGGAAGACGAAGCGGCCGTGCTCGTCGACGGCGTACCAGTGGAGGAGGAAGCGGACCTGCTCGTCGGTGTACCGCCAAGGCTTGCCTGCATCGGGGCCGTCTGGCTGTCGGAGATATTCGGCTGTCCAGCCGAGCACCTGCCAGCCGAGCGTGTGCTTCGGGAGCACGAACTTCGTCTTCGTGCGCCGCTGCCACGTCGGGCCGATCGAGATAGGGGCGAAAGGGGGTGATGGGGTGATCACCTCCTTCGCTTGCGCTAGTTCAGCCACCGACTGCCTTGCGGTAGTCGGCGATCGCCGTCACTCCCGCAGGCTGGCCGTGGTCGACGTCGCCGCGCTCGATCTCCATCCGGACGCGCCGGCGCGAGGCCTCGGTCGTGAGGAGGTCGTTCATCGCCGCCCACACGGCCGCGAAGAGCACCGACGAGAACCTCTTCTGCTTCAGGTTCTTGGACATGACCTCGGCGACGAACCGTGCGGCCTGCCAGTCGGAAGGCTCGAAGTAGATCGCCTGGCCCGACTCGACGAGCGACGCGTACCAGTCGCCTGCGATCGGGTGCCAGTTCGGATTCGGCGCCGGCACTGCGGGCGCAGGCGCATCGACCTTGACCGTCTCGACGGCAGAGGTCTTGTTGCGGCGACGCCGCTCTGTTGAGCGCTTCGGCACCGGGCCGCGTGCTCCCATTTTGGCCTCCTGGGCCTATGCCCACCTGGGGCGTTTACCTACTTGGAAACACTCCTATCGGCCTTGTCGCCGACATGAAAACC